CTGGGTGAACATCATCCACTGCATCGAGCCCAACGACGACGCTGACATGATGTCGGCAAAGGGCACCTCGATGCCCTACCGCTCGGTCTACTTCGAAGAGAACCAGTCGGAGGACAAGTTCCTGCGGGTGAAGGGCTTCGAAGACTTCCCGATCATGGCGCCGCGTTGGGACATTGCCGGCGACGACATCTATGCGACCTCGTGCCCCGGCATGGACGCACTCGGCGACAACAAGGCGCTGCAGCTGCACGAGAAGCGCACCAGTACCGCGATCGACATCCTGGTCGACCCGCCGAAGCAGGCGCCGATCGCAATGAAGAACATGATCTCCGGCAGCTTCCTGCCTGGCGACCTCGAGTTCGTGCCGGACACCGGTAATGGCATCAAGTCGATGTACGACTTCAAGCCAGACCTGAACGCCATGGCATCGATCTCCGCGCGTGATGAGGACCGCGTCAACAAGGCCTACTACGTGGACCTGTTCCTGATGCTGGCCAACAGCGATCGCCGGCAGATCACGGCACGCGAGATCGAGGAGAAGCACGAGGAGAAGCTGTTGATGCTGGGCCCGGTGCTCGAGCGTCTGCATAACGAGCTGCTCAACCCGCTGATCAAGCGCACTTTCAACCTGATGATGCAGGCCGGCGTGCTGCCTGAGCCGCCGAGTGATCTGCAGGATACCGCGCTCAACGTCGAGTACATCTCGGTCCTGGCCCAGGCGCAGAAGCTCACCGCCATCAACGGCCTCGAGCGCCTGTCGACCTATGCCATGAACCTGGCCCAGGTATGGCCGGAAGCGCGTCACAAGTTCGATGCCATGCAGTCGATCGACGAGTACGCACAGTCGGTCGGCGTGGCACCTCGCGTGGTCAAGGACGACGAGGCAGCCGAGGGCGCGATCGCTGCCGAGAGACAGCAGCAGCAGGCCGCACAGATGGCAGAGCTGGCGCCGGGCATGGCCCAGGCCGCCAAGAGCATGGCCGACACCGATGTTGAATCGGCCAACGCCCTGACTCGCTCGATGGGTCTGGCGTGAACAAGAAGGAGCAGGAAAAGCAGCTCCTGGAGCTCAAGCAGGCATGGCAGTTTGTCATGGGCTCGAACCAGGGGCGGATGGTGATCCAGAACATTCTGGATCTGTGTGGCCACGGGATGTCGCCGTTCGTGAACGGTGGCACCAACGCCACGATCAAGAACGTAGGCATGCAGGACGTTGGGCGATTGATTGCGAATGCGGCAATGGCTCATGCGTTCGATGACTACATCAAACTCATGAAGGAAGGAAATGAACATGGCTGAAGCTCAGACCGCCGACACTGCGGGTGCGGCTGACGATGCAGCCAGTGCGTCGCCTGATGATGGTGACCTGCTGGAGGCCGGACAAGGTACCGAACCTGGTGCCGACGATGGTGATGATGCAGGCGCTGCCGCAGGCGGCGAACAAGCTGGTGGAGAAGAGCAATCCGACGTACCCGACGAGTACGCCGCATTCAGCACTCCTGAAGGCATAGAAATAGACGAGAACCTGGTGGCCCAGGCGAACCCGATCTTCAAAGAGCTCGGACTATCGCAGGAACAAGCCCAGAAGCTCGTCGATTTTCAATCGGCGCAAGTAAAGGCCCAAGTCGATGCTTTCCACGAGCGTGTAAACGGATGGAAGGAGGCGTCACGCAGCGACCCTGAAATTGGCGGCGACAAGCTCGATAGCAACGTCGCGATCGCCAACAAGGTGTTGTTCGATGCGTTCAGCCAGCCGTTTGTAGATGAACTGAAGCAGATCGGTTTCCTCAATCATCCGGAGTTCATCCGGGGGCTGAGCAAGCTCGGCAATCAGTTCTACACCGAGGACGATCCCGGCGGCGGCAATGCTGCTGGCCGTGAGAAGTCCCGCATTGAACGACTCTACGGAAAAACTGAATAGGAGTAACGACTCATGGCCACTCTCGGCTCAACTTATTTCGATCTGATCGATCTTTACAAGAGTCAGGAACCCGATGGCACCATTGCGGATGTCATCGAGATGCTGATGGAAATGAACCCGATCCTCGAGGACGCGATGGCCGTTGAATGTAACAACGGCACCAAGCACCTCACCACGATCCGCACCGGCCTGCCGTCGGTTGCCTGGGGCAAGCTGTACCAGGGTATCGCGCAGTCCAAATCGACCAAGGCACAGGTCGAGGATACGACCGGCTTCGTGGAAGCCCTGTCGACTATCGATACCAGGCTGCTCGAGCTGTCCGGTAATGAGGGCGCGATTCGCCTGTCCGAGGCCCAGGCCTTCATCGAGGCGATGAACCAGGAGGTCGCCAGCACCCTGTTCTACGGCAACACCGCAAGTGCGCCGAATGAGTTCATGGGTCTGACCCCGCGCTATGACAGCCTGTCCGCAGCGAGCGGTAACAACATCGTCAACGCCGACCCCGATTCGGACGGCGCCGGTGGTGATTACACCTCGATCTGGTTCGTGACCTGGGGCGACAACCAAACCCAGCTGCTGTACCCGAAGGGCACCAAGGCTGGCGTCGACCGCATGGACAAGGGCGAGCAGCGCGTCACCGATGGCGACGGTAACGCTTACTACGTGAAGGAAGAGCTGTTCCGCTGGAACATCGGCCTGTCGGTTCGTGACTGGCGCTACAACGTCCGCATCGCGAACATCGATACCTCGCGTGCACTGGCCGATCCGGGCAACGTGGACGGCAATAGCAACTCGATCTACGACTACATGCGCAAGGCTTACTGGAAGATGCAGTCTCGCCGCGTGCCAGGTGGTCGCATGGCGATCTATGCCAACCGCGACATGCTCGAAGTGCTGGATGGTGCTGGCGTTGGTGCCGGTGCTACCGACCACTTCCTGCGCCTGCGCCCGATGGAGATCGAAGGCAAAGAGGTTCTCACCTACCGGGGCATCCCGATTCGTGAGTCCGACGCTTTGATCTCTGGCGAAACTGAAGTCAGCTGATCTGACTAGCCAACGCAACTGAAATAGGAGAAATGTAATGATCTTCAGTGCACAACAGATGTTCACCGAGGCTGGCGGTCAGACTGTCAACACGACCGAAGACTCAACCAACGTGATCGACCTCGGCGCTGCCGGCACCCCTTATGGTGCCGCTGCCGCGCTCAGTAACGACCCTGGTCCGGGTAACCCGGTATCGATTCTGGTGCAGGTCACCAGCGCGATCACTGGCACCCTGGTGGTCAAGGTGCTGAACTCGGCTGCCGAGAACCTCAGTTCCGAGACCGTGGTCGCCCAGTACACCTTCCCGGCAACGGCCGCGGCAGGTTCGCAGTGTGCCATCCAGGTGCTGCCGCATCAGCTTGATCAGCGGTATCTGGGCCTCGAGTTCAGCGGCGCGTCCGGTGGCGTCGTCGAGGCGGGTATCACGATGGGCAACCAGTCCAACGGTATCTGATCCCTCCCTCCCACAGGGAACTACCCTTGGCCCGCCTTCGGGCGGGCCTTTTTTTAGAGATGAACGATGGCCTATACCTACAAAGTAAAAGCCCCGATTTTTTACAAGAGCACGCTGTACCGCCCTGGCAAGCGTGATGTGCTCGTCTCCGATGAGGAGCTGGATTACAAGCAGCTCGAGCTCATCGAGGGCGAGAAGGCGGTGAAGGTGGCGAAGAAGCGCGCCGCCAAAAAGGCTGCGCCTTCGCCGACTCAGGCCGTGAGCAATCCGCCGAGCGGCGGCGGTGGTGTGAAGGCAGCGATCCAGGACATCGAGTTCGAGGACTAAGCGATGAACAAGGTCGAGATCTGCAACCTGGCGCTGGGCAACATTCGAGAGAGCTCGATCAACTCGCTCACCGAGACCAGCCTGGCCGCACAGGTGTGTGATCAGCGTTTCGACCACTCGGTAAAGGTGCTGCTCGAGGCCTTCCCCTGGCGCTTCGCTCGCAAGACGACCGCTCTGGCGCTGCTGTCGGCGACGCCGAACGGCTGGGAGTATGCCTACGACCTGCCGAGCGATTGCATCACGCCGCTGCATGTGGTGCCGGAGAACTGGCCAGGTGGTCTCGGCGATCGCACGATCGAGTACCGGTTCGATGACTGGACCGAGGACTACCGCTACCCGACGCCGGCGAGCTGGGAGCTGGTTGAGCTCGATGGCGACCGGGCGATCGTCACCCAGCAGGCCGAGGCCTATCTGATCTACACCGCCGCTCAGTCAGACGAGTCGCGGTTCAATGCTCACTTTGTCGAGTCCCTGTCCTGGTACCTGGGTGCGATGATAGCGATTCCCCTGGCTGGTGCCGAAAAGGGGCGCGATCTACGCAAAGACTGCCTGCAGATCTATGACGAGGTTTTGAATCAGGCAAAGGCACAGGATGCCAATCAGCAGGTCGGCGTTTCGGTGCCACCGGAGTCGCCGCTTATCAGTGTGAGACGGTAAATGGCAGAGATCATTCAGCGCAGCTTTACAAAGGGCGAGCTCAGTCCCTCGCTGCATGCGCGGACTGATCTTCGCCTGTTTCAGCTAGGTCTGGCCGGCTGCTACAACTTCTTCGTGCATCCTGAGGGCGGCATCTCAACCCGTGCCGGACTTGAGTGGGTCGGCCAGGTCAAAGACAACAAGGCAGTCCACCGCCTGATCCCGTTCCAGTTCAATACCGAGCAGACCTACATGCTCGAGTTCACTGACGACGCCATGCGTGTCATCAAGGACGGCGGCTATGTGACCGAGACCGCGAAGAATGTCGAGGCCATCAGCCTGGGCGCGACGACAACGGTCACCATCACGGGGCATGGCTACAGCAACGGCGACCAGGTCTACATCAACGGCCTGGGCGGCACCGTTGAGCTGAACAACGGCTGGTACACCGTGGCCAGTGTGGCCGCGAACACGTTCGTTTTGTCCGGCGTTGACTCGCAGGACTACACTACGTTCACCACCGGCGGCACCGCGGCAAAGCTGTACACGGTCGTCAGCCCGTTCGCCGAAGAAGACCTGGC